TAGTCGTACCCGTTCCTCCCGGTGTTACCGAGAGATAACGGAACAAACTCCATCCCCACGCACCTTCTGTCCATCTCCTTGCGGAGTTGAACCTACAGCCGAATGAGGTTGATGGACCGACTTGGCCTACTTCCCAATCAATGTTAGGAAGGTCAGCCGAAGACTTCATTATGGGCAGCACTGATGGTCTCCCTAAGACATCGGTCCCAACGTCCAAGAGTTTCTCACCTACATGTACTTCAAGTTGTCGCACAAACCTACTTCGTATGAATACACACCACTCCTTAAGGAAAACTCTCGAAAGAGTTAACCCGGGGTCGGTGATGGTACCAAACTTATACTTCGGTTCGATTAACAATATCCGATACATGCCCAGTAACGTGAGCCAAAACCGAATGGTGGATCTGTCTCCCCGTCGAATGAAAGCCCGAGCGTAGCTCGGTATCACTCTAGGAAGATTAGACCCACCGGTGGCCACGGCTACCTTCGAGATCGCTCTCGAGGAAACCTTCAGTTCTGACCCTGGCACACCTTGCATCAGCAAAGTATGCGCAGTTTTCAAGTACTGGACTAGCCCTGGAACACCTTGCTTACGTACCATGATCGCAACCCATTTTGCGAAGGTTGCTAATTGGATGATCTTACTTCGAGAAGGCCTACCTGACACTAATCTTGCCCATGAAATCATGGGCTCCATTAGGTGTCTCCAGACTTTTAAATCTGGACGCCAATGGGCTAGTTTCGAACTAACTCTAAGGTTTTCAATCTTGAGAAGTTTGAAGAGCATTTTATTTATTACAATAATATGCCTAGTCCACCTTCGGTTTCCACCCCTTCGGGTGGGCCGCAGGCGCTCCTGAGCGGAGGCGATAGGATCGCTGAAGGAATCCATCAGCAACCCCCTTTGGTTCCACTGACCCCTCTAAAGACTGACTGCAGACTGCAGTCGCCATCCTCAGAATTTTCAGCTTCTCCTAGGGAGCTCTTTTGGTACCTTCACTCTCATCTACCTGACGGTATACGAGATCCCGAGCGGTGGCTTTCTTGCCCAGTCTCGCTCCCTTTAGTGGACTTTGCGATACACATATTTCTATGAGTACCCTACTCATCGCTATCAAGGTTAAATAAAGGCTCAATTACCACCGGACATGTGTTGATCACATTCTGTACCTTCACTAGGTCCAGGCTGTACTCGGCGCTGTACTTCCATTCACGTCTATTACCCTTTCGGGGTTCAATCGCAGGTATAGCCTTGGCTACCGAGGCTCCCTTTCCCAGTTATCATCAGAATGCTGGGTCCCTATCTTACAAGGGCTCCGCTCTTAACGTTTGTTCCCACACAACATTTCTTTGTCTCGGTCCCGCCGATGGAGTCTCTACTGACTTGAAAGTCTAGTAGGGGCCTTCACTATAAGGCGCCCGACAATCTTGGTTCCAATCTCCCCGTAGCAGGTATCGCTCCTGTAGCGGGTATTCGAGGTCTGTGCTCCGATCCTGTTCTGCAGGACCGTACCCGTGCAAACGGAATACAGCGGCAAAGCTGCGTTACCGCCACACGCGGCGTGCTTGAGGCAGTGCCTCTACATTAGGTTCCAAGATCCGACGTGCCGATAGATCCGGTAAACCTGTACGTCGACGACGTACTCCGGCCCCTAGGTTGACCTCGGGAGGAGTTCCCTCCCTGGATATCGGTTTCCGGATACCCACGCATCAAACCCTTTTAGGGTTGCGTTTCACCGTCCAAACCGGTGCTTAGAGACGACTTGGTAATCGTCCCCGTGCACGAGTTCACACTAAGAACTATTGGTCTCTCGACCTCCAGGACTAGAGCTGACGATGTTAGCTTCGGTCCTCGGTATGAGAACCAGCCAGGGCGTTGCCC